CATAAATCCTGAACCGCAGTGTTGACAACTAAACGGTTTAAGTGCTGAGGTCAATTTGATAGTTATTCCTTTTTTCTTTTGAAACACATCTAAGTTCATAGCATTTTCTTAATGGCTGCATCATCCATGCCCAGTCTCCGAGCATAGTCTTTAATCTCAGCAGTAGTGGTTATTTTAGCCATGAGTTCGACTTCATCCGGCTTCATATTAGGGTATAGTTGTTCAAGCATTTTGTGTATCTTGCTATCGCCCGTTTTCTTCTTGTGTCTAATATACTCGTGAAAGTATTGAGTTGTTCCGTTGCCAGTCATACAAACAAGATACCAAAGTAATTTTTGATGTTTGCTTAGTGCAAAGAAATTCTTGTTATAATATTCGTTGGTCTGAATAACTGCCAAGGCCTGCACATCAGTGTTGCTGGTACGTACATCGGATGCATAGCGTAGCAATAGATAAAAACTGATCTGCTTGCGTTGCTCATCTGTCAAGGTATCCCATAGATCCTTGGCACGAAAATCAATGGCCGCAGTTTCATCATTAATTGTTAACTTTTCACTCATTCTGGCTTATCCTTGCTTAAACGATATATCATTATAGCACGATCCAGGGCCCGTTGTAAAGTGATATTGGTCTTTGCTTCTCGCCGAATCTCACCCCACAACTTGTCTTCCATGATGTGTTCGCGAAGAGGTCGGCCATCGGCGGTACGAGAGTCTGGTTTACTTTCCATTTCATACTTGTACCCAATTAATGTGCGATCCGTTTCACCAAACTCTCGAGCGTATACTTCATCACCGTTGCGTTCGTATATATAGGAAGCCCCTGGTTTAAGATTACCCATTATAGTTCTCCTTTAATTCTCTGCAACAACCATTCGTGTTTGTCGACCCATCTGTGTTCAAACACTGGCGTACCCGGGCCGGTCCACATAGCAGTGCCTTTGTAACAGTTTTTAAACATCAATAATTTGTTACTGTAGTAACACCTTCGAGGTAAAATACTCAATTTAAATTGCCACCCAATACAGTGAGTTATAAAGCCGTCATATGGTTTGAATGAATCTAAAGGCATTACATTAGTTTAAAGAAATCAATAATTTCACTTTGTCTGCTGATGTCTTTGGTAAAAAATGCACACAACGGTTTATCGCTATCTGTCAATGGCACTGACAGTAATTGATTATTTTTCATTTTAGGAAAATACCATTTAACATCATTATAGACATTGACAATTTCAATTTTGCCGTATTCATGTTTGAATGAACTTATGGGATTAAGTAGGAATGCCTCGAAACCTCTGTCATTTAAACTAGTAAGTGGCATGACTTCAATATCGCTGCCGCATTCACTATCGGCAATTGCAATGCTCCAATCAATGGGCATAATTATTTCGTTATCGCCAATTCTCAATACCATTGCTGGGCTATTAAAACTTTCTAAGAATATTAATGGCATAAAAAAGAAATCAGGATTATCAACATCGCTGTTGTCTAATACAGAAAATCTGATATCGTCCTCTACTTCGTCTGGCATTTTTGATAAATCAAATGTCTTATTATCTAGTGTTAGTATTAACATATTTCTCCGTTATTCCCAAGTAACTTTTTCTAACGTAAACGGGTACTTGGCTTCTTTGTAAAACTTTTTACGTTCCGTTAAATGCCGCTTTGCGTACTTACATGTGGATGTTATGTCCCATATCTGTACAAAATCTTTGTCTTCTGCTTTTCTTATACCACGGCCAATACTCTGGATAACTCTAACAAACGACTTGCCAGGCTCCAGAAGAACCAAGTTAAAGATACGAGGTATATTGAGACCAACAGCCGCGACACCATAGGTCGCGATGATAACCTTGTTAGTGCTTGTACGAATTTCGTCATATTCTTCCTTTCTATTTGCCAACTTGACTTCGCCTGATATAAAAATACTATCGGGTATTTGTGCCTCTAATTGTTTGCCTGCATCCAGTCTATCGACCAGAATAAGAGTATTACCACTCTCTTTAATACCTGTACACATTTTAGCAAGGTATCCAATCCTGTCAGCATCACTGACTAGATACTTGAGTTCTTCTTGATAACTTCTAAATTCTTTAATATCAACTAGTTGAACAACGTTGACGTGACATTGACTTAGCACTCCTGCTTCTTGTAAAGTGTGTGCAGAAATTCTGTTGATTACTGGTCCAATAGTTGCTAAAATACTTTGGAAGTTAATATCTTCCTTGGGTATAGTTCCTGTCAGTCCCCAACGAATAGGAGCCTTGGCCAAGTTTTGACTCAACAAATTCTTCAGCACATCTGCCTTGGCCATGTGTACTTCGTCAACAATTACACAGACAACACCGTCTAGTAATTCTGCCAGTGTTAAAATTTCTTCATCTGTTGTGCCCTTTGATTTCTTATCTAGGATGTTAAGACTTTGCCACGTACATATGGTATGTGTCTTGTTCAAATCCTTACGATCACCAAAGTATACGCCGGCATCTAAGCCCACGTTAACATAGTCTTCTTCTGTTTGTACAACCAGTCCCTTGTTGGGAACGATCACAAGTGTACGTCCATAGGGCTCGCACAATGCTGATAGAGTTGCCGTGATAATAGTCTTGCCTGCGCCGGTGGCTAGTTCCTGTAAACCCTGCGGGTTAGACATAAATTGGTTGATCGCTTCTAATTGATAGTCACGAAGTACAATAGGTTGTCCAGCCATTGGGTGACCTTTGGGCCATACTTTACCTTTGTCAGCCCAGTACTGATCCGTAATTTTCTCAAAATCAAATTTATGTGGATTTCGCAAATCTTCAATTTCATCAACAGATACGCCACATTCTTCTAAGAGGGGAAGTATGGTATCTAAGTGATTCAAATATCCGTTGCCACCGAGGCCAAAGAATGTAGTAGTACCATCCCATCGCCCAAGTTTGTACTGCGGCATATGACGTGCATACGGCAATTCAAATTTCAACGAGTTAGAAAGTTTTCTGCGCACTTCAACAGACAGTCCCTCTATCTTGATGTTTACTTCATCTCTAATTATTATTTTACAACTGGACAATTTTATCTGCCCCCTTTAATCTGCTGTTGCGCATGGCTACTGAATTGTTATAATAGTATACTGTGGAAAAGTCATTTAAGTATGCTGACAGTTTTCCAAAGTCATGATTGCTTGTTATGATGGCAGTGCGCGGTTGCCAATCTGCTTTTATCAACGGTTTAGGAATCTTATTCCTCGAAATAAACACTACCTTGGTTGTAGAGTCTATATAATTATTTAAGTGGTTATCCTTGACAAATTGGTTAAATTGCTGATGGCCCATTTGCTCATTCTTTAATCTAAAGAAAACATTCATCTTGTTGATGGGTACAAATTTAGATAATTCTTCTATCATGTGTTTTACAGTCTCAAAAATTGAGTTTGTTTCCTCAATGACTACGACCAAGGGCCACTGATTTAGTGTGTTGATGGCTGTTAGCAATTCTGCAAACGAATGTTCTTCGGGATTTAATCTGTAACGAGTTGCTCCTTCTGAACACACCAGTGTAACGATTTCGTTAGGTGAAATTTCTTTCACTTTTTTCAACAATTTTTGTGTTTTTATGGAAATTCCGGCAATTTTTGCATTGTCAATATACTCAAGTAAATTATCATCAGTGCAAGTTTTAAATCTTTCATCAAGAAACGCTTTGCATCGATGATTGACGTTGTTTATAGATACAACACCATCTTGAAAATCTAGATGAGGTACGTAATTTTCCGGTTTTTTCAGGATACGTTCAATTTCTTCGTAAATTTCCAAGATGTCATCGGCAATGTTAAATTGTAGTGGAGCAAGTTTCTCTACAACGGTATAAAGATTTTTCTCAGTGTATGTGACCTTCTTGATATTTTTTTCTGCGTTCGAGCACATGGTTACTGTGTCTTCAATATCGGCCCAAATTTCAGCAAATTTCTTGGAAAATACGTATTTTACGTTGATAATCGATTTCTTAGTAGTTGCGTCTTGCTCGAGGTAGATGTTCTGAGATCTATCAATCTCTCTGATAGGCCACTTGAGTGGTTTCAAGTTTAAAATTTTGTCAACATCGACTCCGCATTTTTCTAGACCCAACCTATATTTGCCAATTTTCTTCAAACTTAGGTCAAGTTGTCTATCAGTGAGTGCAACATTTCGAGAAAGTTGTCTACCTAGACTTTTAATAATTTTTGAATCGGTTACGTCAAGACGAATGTTTACGATCCGTTGTCTAGTGCCGGCTAAAATTTCGATTGTGTCTTCAACTGTTTGCATACTATACTAGTATAGCATATTAAACTGTAAAGTCAAGTCTTATTTCATTTAAAAGTCGTTGTTGTGGGATGCCAATAGCCAATTCGTCTAGAAGCCATTCGGTGTGTAGTATTTTATTGAACCACTGATCTCTATTTGGTAATGCTATGCTTTCTATATTTTCGTATTTTCCGCTAATTTCGTGAGCAAGACTAGATGATCCAGTAATCACTGGTGTGCCTGCAATGGCACTCTGGATGGCAACACCGCTGTTCCAATTTATCACAGCGTGATAGTCGTGCCTAAGATCATAGTTGTCATAAGAGTTGATTTCTCGACGTGGAATTTCCACCGAAACATTGCCTATACTGCGATTTCTCAAGGGACTTCGAGGATGCGGTCTAACTATTACGGGTCGTTGTGTGTATTTTCGTATTTCTGCAATAGTATCAGCAATCCATTGATCAATTTCTGGCATGCCTTTCCATTGCTCACTTAGTTTGTGCTGACTTGCAATGAGAATTTCTGTTCTTCTTGACAAATTTACGGGTTTAAGTTCAACACCTAAC